GTAAGTATGGTATGAAACCACCTATTGGTTCAAATGTATATGGTAGATACTATGTAACCTTTGGTTCTTTGGGGAATATTGGGCCAAATACCTTTAACACAGTTCCCCAAGATTTACTAAATATACAAAATGATTTAAAGGTAACTAACATAGTATCCGCTTCTGGAGGTTCAGATTATGAGAATTTCAATATGCTAAAAGACCATATACCTTTAAGCATTAAAACTTTAGGGGTAGCTATTACTAAAGATGACTATGAATCTATAACTAAATTAATCCCTGGGGTAAGTAAAGCCTACGTTAATTATATCTGTGGTAGATATGTAGAAATATATATAACCCCTGATAATGGTGGTGAAGCTAGTCAAGCTTTATTAGATAGTGTAGAGGCTACCTTATCCAAGTCGAAAGTTTTAACCACTTCACTTACTATAAAATCTACTAAAGAACACCAAATATACTTAGAATTAGACATACATAGTAAAAGGTCTTTTAATAAAAATGATGTATCAGACCAAGTATTGGCCGCTTTATTGAATAACTACAGTAACCAAGCTTCAGATATAAATAAAATTATTAGATTATCAGATATCTATGCTTTAGTAGATAATTTGAGTATGGTAGATTATTTAAAAGTAAAGAACTTATATTTTATACCAATACCAATACCAACTACTAGCACACAATCAAATCTAGTAATCACTAACTATACCCAAGAATATTTTAAACCGGGGGTATTAAAAGAAACCCTTAAAATAAAGATAATATCGGCTACCCAGTATCAAATTCATACTAACACAGGTTTAATAATTACAGGTACTTATGGACAGGCTTTAACCGTAACTTCTATAAATTGTAAATTTAGTATAACTATTGGGAATGATAATGTATCTTATAATATAGGTGATACCTATGAGTTAAACATTCAACCTATGAATGATGATTTAACACCATTAAATTATGCTATCCCAATTTTAACTTTGCCAAACATAAAGCTTAATATATATGAATCAGTATAATTTCAGAGACAATATCTTTAGCCGATTCTTTCTTCATTATTTTAAAGAAAATGATACCTACAAAGACCAAAATGGGCAGGGTATTCTAGAAAGATTTATTTCTATCTGTGGGGAATACCTTGATGAATCAGTTAGTCCAGATATTGATAACCTAATAGATTTAATAGATGTTGATAAAACTCCAGATATATATCTAAATCTATTATGGGAATACTTTGGGTATATACCTTATGCTTATGGTATCCTAAATGGGGGTAATCCCTATAACCAGCAAGATTTAGGTATATGGGTTTCTAGTAAATATCCTACAGTAGATTATAGGTCTATCTTGAAGTATGCCATATCTCTATACAAGATTAGATGTACTTCAGATTTTTATAATATATTAGGAAAATTTTACAATATCTTTATATCCTTACAGGTGATTAATACCCCTTTAACAGGAAACTATGTTAACTACGATAAAACATCTTCAGAATATGATGGTGATAAAGTTTATGACCAACCTTTGGGTTGTTTAGAATGTACTAAAATAATCGCAAATATTTATATCCCAAAAGGCCCATACCAATGGTTATTAAATAACAATAAATTACCTCAAGCAAAAGAAGCCATAATTTTCCTATTAAATAAGTACATCCCTATACATGTCAAACTATTCACAGATGACGATGTAACTATTTTAGAAGATGATTTATATTTAGTGGTATAAATTCATAAATGTATTAAGATATAATACTAGAGGCATATTAAAACAAGTTAAAATTTAAAAAATTATAAAATGGAATCAATCGTAGATGGTAATGGTTTTTTTACTCCAAGGTATTACCAAAATGCACATGACAAAATAGAATCAAAACAAGCAATGGAACCAATATCCATTGTACACGGTGGAGGACCAATTATAGGGTTCAACATCATTGATAGAACTAAGAATTACTTCAGTTTAACTGGGGATAATAATCCAAATATCTCCTCTAATCGTCTAGAAGCTAAAGTAGCTGGGATTTTAAAAACCCCACAGGTAAATACTATATCAATTAACAATATTAGTGGTAAGGTAGTAAATGCTCACTTTACACCCAGTGGGTTATTAAGTATAGACCCCGAAACATTAGACTTTCCTTCCATACCTATAGATTGGGAACATGTAGATGATAATCCAATGGTGGTTGTATTAAAGGCTAAATTTATTCATAACAACTTAACCCCAATTACACAATTACCTTCTATAGATTTTTTTGAGGTAGTTAAAATTAATAGAGCACAGGATAATATAAACCTATCAGCAGCAGAATTATTAACCCTAAACTATGAATCTTTAAAAACTAGATTATCTAACAATAATTGCTATATCGATGAAGATACAGAAGTTTTGATAGGGATTTATCAAATAGGGTCAACCAATTTTGATAAGAATGGTAAATATAAAGAATTTTACAAAGCTCTTAAAGAATATTGGATTGAAGATAACTACATATTAACTACTCCACCTCATATACCTTTAGTATTTTACAATAAAGAATGGCCAATTAAAATAGATATCAGTTTTACTGATAAATTAAAAATAATAAGCCAAATAAAAAATTTAGAAGAGGACATTAATAACTTAAACCAACCTATAAATGGGGATAAGATTGAAGATGGAGCTATAGGTATAAACCATCTAAATTCTACTCTAGTGAATCACCTTGTCAATTATGAGTATGTTATTGAGGATGAAACTCAACTGAGGGCTTTAAATAATAAAGATGTGAGTTCAGTTATAATCAAGAAAGGGGATTATTTTTTATCGGAACCAATTTTACTAAGCCCCGATGTAAAGTTATTAGTAATGGAACCAGGGGCTAACGTATTATTTACTTGCGACGTCGGTTTCTATAAACAACAATTGGAATATGACACATCATATATTGGTTTAAATGTAGGTATATTATATAATTCGAATGACCTTAAAGATACTTCTGTCTATAAAAACCTAGTAGGTATGAGGAATTGTAAAGGTACAGTATATAGATATAACACTTTAACATCAATGCCACAGAACCAAAGACTAGTCAAGGTATACAATGGGTGTGCTAATCTCACTGAATGTTTATCCTATATTGAAGCCAATGTTTCAACCTCCTGTATAGTGGATGCTTTCTATGGCTGTAATGATTTAATCAATTGTAGAGATATCTCAGTCAAATCAAAAATATTAATACCTACACCTATGAATTCTGTAACTGAGCAATGTTCTAGAATAAGTGGAGGATACTATTTAGAATTACATAATTGTATGGGAGTTAGTAAAATAATTTATAAAAACCATACAACATCTTATGCTAGTATGACCCCTAATGCAATTTATTATTTGGCTAATACCACTGATGGGGGTTTTAACCTAATGATAAGTTAGAAGCTACCTTTTTCCATATCTATATTTTCTATCTCCGAGGCAAAGTCTAGGATTTTCCCATCTCTAGCTTTGCCTCTTTTAGCGTCAACAGAACTTTAGTTTTCATATCATTAAGATATCGATATACTCTTCGAGTTCGTTCAAACTCAAAAAAATCAATAATCTGTAGGATGGATAATTTACCTTTAGACTCTTCTTCCATCCTTACTTTTATAAAAGGTGGAGGGTCTAAAATAATCTGATATATAATATACTCATCAGGAGTTAACCTACTTCTCATAAAATCATTCAATAAATTTAACTGATAATCGCTATCATTTGGTTCATCCACGATATCCCCTTTAGAATCATCAAATAAATCTTCAAAAGATACCAATGACTGATTAAACCCAGCTTTCATAGAATAACCTTCTCTCATTAGCTTATAAGAATACTTTTTTAAACCTACTAATAAACTAGCTTTTAATTGTTCATATTCATATTGATTATGATATTTCCCATATATATATAGGAATTTATCCCAAAAGTAGGATTTAACAATATCTTTGGAAACATTTAGTCTCCTGTTGTCAATATTAGCTGTTAGACGTTTGATTAGTGGGGTGCAAACCTTATAAAGTTTATTAAACTCTATTATATCATAATCACCCAAATCTTTTAGTCTCTCTAGCTCACTTCCACATGTTTTAGAATGTTTACTCACCATATTTGATATAAATTTTCTATTATTAATAATGCAAATATATAATTATATTGTAATATATTTGCCATACCAGCAATATTTTTATATGCTGGTTTTCTAATGTTAACTATTAAATAATTAATAATGAATGAATAAGAAAAAGAAAAAATTTTCAAAAGTAATTAGGGACAGTGATAGAGAACAATTCAAATTCTCTATCCAATATCAATTAGAAGTATTGAGGTATCTAATACAAAGTAAAGAAAGTATACTAAGTATTAATAAAGTAAAATCTAGTTACTTTAGTTTATTAGAACATTGTTTGATTTGTGAGTCTTTACTTAAATGTTATAAAAAATACAAAAAAATTCCCAGTGAACCAGTATTACTAGAACACACTCAAACCATGTTAAATTCTAAAGATTATGTAAGTTTAACCACTAAAGATGACCTTAATAACCTTAATGTAATTATACATGATTTATACACCAATAAACTTAAAGATGCTGATATACTTAAACAATCTCTACTAAAGTTCATTGCTTATATTGAAATCAAAACTTTAAATGAATCAACAGATTTTTCAGACTATAGTGAGTATCAAAGTTATCAACAAAAATTAGCCACAATTATTAGAGAATCTAAAGGTACTTCTATAAATGATGACCCTATATTATATATGGTGGATGGGACTACTAATAGGCAATTACAAAGAAGGATTGACCCCGAAGTTGTACCAACACCCTTTAAACAATTAAATGCTTTAACAAATGCAGGGGGTTATCCAACTGGTTCTGTTATTGTATTATTAGATAAAGCTAAAGCTAAGAAAACATTCACCTTAGTAAATGTAGCTAGAGGTTATCTAGCTATGAAAAAGAATGTATTATATATTGATACTGAAAATGGGTCTGGTCAGATAATGGACCGAATGATACAATCATCTTTAAACAAAACAAAAAAGGAATTAATCTCGGGTGATTATGATAAATTAGAACAAAAACACATGCGTAAGTATAGGAGAATAGGTTCTGAATTTATTGTTAAAAGGGTGACAGCTATGGTTTCTGATACTAATACTATTAGGTCTATAATCCAACAAATAGAAACAGAGAAAAATATCAAAATACATAACTTACTTATAGATTATGGAGGTAAACTAGCTTCAATTTCCAGAGAGAAAGATGATTTTGAAAGGATGAATAATGTTTATATTGATATACAAAATTTAGCTCTAGACCTTCAATTAGAATCAGTTTGGACAGCCCACCATATTACTAGAGAGGGGTCTAAACATAAAGAAACTAAATATGAAGAAAATGATATCTCTGGTTCTATAGCTATCATAAGAAATGTTCAAACTGTATTAGGTCTTAACTCAACTGCTGATGAGGAAGAAAACAATATTCAAAGAATAGAAATTGTAGTACAAAGAGATGGTGTTCCACATGGTAGGGCTTTATTCAATATAGATGTAGAAAGACAAAGGATGAAAGAATTTAGTATTGAGGCTCGTAAAGCTTATGATGAAACACAAGGTAGGGTAGTAGATGATCTAATAAATAATAAAATAAAAGGTAAATCAAGGGCTAAGGTTGGTCCTAATGTTGATGTAGCTAAAGCAAATAACAAAAGTGGGGATATATAATGGCTCAACTAAGTAAAGAATTAAAATCAAAATTATATACATACTTTATACATAAGCTTGGGGCTTTTGATTATAAACACGGGTGGTTAAAATGTACATGTCCTCATTGTGGGAAAGAAAATAAATATGGTATTAATTTAACCCATAACAGAACTAATTGTTTTAAATGTGGAGCTCACCCAACAGCCCTACAATTAGTTATGGATTTAGAGAAATTAAATACTTATCATGATTTAATGATTTTTTTAAAGGACTCTAGTTCAAGCCCCTATGAGTATAAAGAAGAGTATGTAGAATTAAAATCCCAAAAAATACTTGGTATGCCGGAAGGGTTCAATCTAATTGGCTCTAACCAGGATACTGAAGTTGGTAGGATAGCTATAAGGTATTTAAAGAAGAGAGGTTTTGATATAACTAAATTGAGATCATTAGGTTGGGGTTATTCTGATTCAGGTCCTTTATTTGGATACATTATTATCCCATTTTACCACGAGGGAAAACTTATATACTATAATGCTCGTAGATTTATTGGTTCAGGTCCAAGATATAAAAATCCCGATACTAATGATTCTGGATTAGGAAAGAATTTCATTATCTATAATAAGGATGCTTTATACATATATACTAAAATTTTTCTATGTGAGGGGGCTATTAATGCAACTGTTTTAGGTGACCAGGCTATATCATCTGGAGGTAAGGCGGTTTCTAAATATCAAATTAACGAAATCATCAAGAGCCCAGTAAAAAGAGTTAATATCATCTTGGACCCTGATGCTAAATTAAAAGCCGTAAATATAGCTATTGAGTTATGTCCACATAAAAAAGTTAAAGTAGTAATGCTCCCAGAACCCAACGACATCAATGATTTAGGAAGAACTATAACTATGCGATATGTAAGAAAAACTAAATATTTAAACTACAACCAATTATTAACATTAAAACAAACCATATTACATGAAGAGAATGCCAAGTTTACATATACTAAAATGTAATTTAGAAGATATAATAAAGGAACTTGGGCCTATTACTTTAGATAATTTAGATATAGTCATGGCTAGAGGTAGAAAAATATCTATTGAAAATAGGTCATTACAAATCAATGAAACTAAAAAATCTAAAGAAACCGCCAGAAGATTAGTTGGTAGTATAGGTGATGCAAACCTATTAGCCGATTTAATATACTCTGTTAGAATAAAACTAAAACATGTTGGGGTTACTAAGATAAAACAAACCGATAGTCAATGGGCTAATATAAAAGAATTAACCCAAGTAATAAATGATTTCTGTGTTTCAAAAGGTTTAGAACAACGGGATGGGTATATAAAGTATATTACTATAGGTTTAAAGCTGTTAGCAACTTCACCAAAACCTAATTATACTTATTGTGCTAAATGGATGATACAAAAAGCCTCCTGGATAATCTCTGAATATGATAATAATGAGTTGTTAAGACAGGATAGTGATAAAAAGGGTACTTTAGACTTATACAATTGTTATATAACAGAAGTAGCCGAGAGGACTGGTATTTATAATTATTTTTCAGATGATACCACCAAAATGGTTTGTATGCTAAAAGCTAGAGAATTATCAGATAATTATGGGGCAGATTATGAAACATTTATCAAAGCCCAATTTACTGCTTTAGAGTTTTGTGGTGGTATACCAAGACCTCAGGATTTATATGGAGACAAAGCTTCAGAAAGATTAATTAAGTATGTTGGGAATAACGGTATTACCTTAGAATCACACAAAGAGAAGAATAATATAGACTGGAACCAATTTAAAAAATAAACCTATGAAACTTTTAAGTAAAGCAGATAAAAAACTAATCATTTCTAGATATATTAAAGAATTAGGCATATATCTAGTATCTCGTAATAAATACCACATGAGTAACACCAAGTTTTTAAAATTATTATTAAAGTGCAAATATAAATAACATTTTCATGATACACATCATTATTCAAAATTGTAATCTTTGTAAACTTGAAGGCGATATCAATCTACTTCGTAAGTTGTATGAGGAATTTAAAATTAAACACCCTAATGCTTGGCACATCCAAATGTCTTCTAAAACAAAGTGGGATGGGTATATTAAATATATTAATGCTAATGGGACTTTTAAGGTAGGGTTACTACAATCAGTTTATAATGCTGCACTGAAACTAACTGATAAAGTAATTATTGATGACCGTAGGAGAAAAATAGAAACTAAACCTGTAATTCCTACACAAGTTGGAAATTTAACTCTTAGACCAGACCAATTCAATGCAGTTAAAACCATATTAAGTAATAAGATAGGGGGGGTCCCATTTTTAGTTTGCGCAGCTAACCTCTCAGTAAACTTTGGGAAATCTTTAGTATTTGCTTCTATATACCTATCTTATAAGTCTAAAGTAAAATCCATATTACTACTGGATGATGCTGACTTATTTGAACAGTTTAAGACTGAATTCCCTAAGTTATTACCTAATGAAAAAATAACCTTTGTTAGAGGTAATAATGTTTATAATTGGGAAAATTTTACCATAGGGATGGTCCAATCAATATCAAAAAATATCCAAAACTACAAAGAAGAGTTAGAAAGCCGTGAAATGGTATTAATAGATGAAGCCGATATTATTGATAATAAAACATATCAAAATGTATTAATGAATCTATACAATACTACTATTCGAATTGGGCTTAGTGGTACATTATATAAGGGCAAGCTTAAAAAACATTTAACTCACAATATGAATGTTAGGTGTTATATAGGGGATATGGTAGAAGAAGTAAAACTAGTAGACCAGATAAAAAAGGGTTATTCAACTCCCGTAGTAATAAAGGTAATCTATTGCAATTACCCTCCCATAGAAGAACCATTAAATTATCAAGATGAATATAAGTATTACGTATTAGATAATCCAATGTCCTATGAAACAATATTAAATAGGGTAAACTTTAACCTATCTTATGGTAGAATACCTATGATGGTGTATGCTAAATATATCGAGCACGCCAACAAAATTGGGGAATATTTAAAAAAACATCTGAAGAATTTAAAGATAGAAGTAGTAACACACAAATCTGGAGATAGAGCTAAGATATTACAAAAGTTTAGAGAGGGGGGAATTGATATATTAGTTGCTACGGTAATTATTTCCCGAGGTAAAAATCTACCTCTATTACAATACACTTGCAATGTAGCTTCAATGGATGCTGAGGAAAAAACAATTCAAACTTTAGGTCGTTCTACTAGAAAACACATTAGTAAAACTAAAGCCTACTTAGACGATATAGTATTTCCTGGCAGGTATAATGTAAGGCACGGTAATCACAGAAAAAATTATTATTTAAGAGAAGACTTGAAAGTCATCACTATCCCCAGAAAGAAATCTAAGAAAAGAAAGAAGTAGACCTTATAACATATAGAAATTCTATTAAATAATCCATAAATAAAAAGAGATATGAAAAAAAAGGAACATAGAGTTAGTGAAAGAGATAAAGTAATGAAGACCATTAACCCCAGTTTACTCAAACCCATTAATTTGGATATTATAGGGGGGAATAATGACCCCTGTTTTGGTAAACTATACGATTTATCAACCAATGAATGTAAGATGTGTGGGGACTCAGAATTATGTTGTATAAAAACAGCTGCATTTTTAGGTAAAACTAGAAAGGAGTTAGAAACCCAGAATAAATTTAAAGATTTAGATGATAGGGTTGACCGAGTGGGTTTGAAAAAATATTATAGAAATTTAAAACGTAAGGGTAAAACCAAAAAAGAAATTATACAGGCTATGCAGGATAAGTATAAGATCACCCTTTCAGAAGCAAGGACATTATATCGTGATTTTACAAATAATTAAAAACAAAAACAGATGAATTCAAGAGACATCCAGGAAGAACCAAAGATTAAAAAAGGTTATTTAGAGGACATGTATTCTCTACAAAAGAGTTTACTAAAACACTATCAGGAAATTGAAAACTTACCAAGCTACCCGGTAGATGTAAACACAAAATCCTCTCAAATATTATTAAAAGATTTTACAGCTCGTATTATTGAAGAGTTGGCTGAAGGTTTTGAATCACACCTATCCGTAGTTGATTCCACAGTTAAAAATTGTTATTGGGATAAGATTGAAACTGGAGACACCCCAATAGAGTCTTACGAAGCAATGCTCAACGATTTACAAAATATTGGAGAAGAACAAAGTGATGCTTTACATTTCTTTATGGAACTTCTAATATATGCTAATATTGGCCCAGAAGATTTAGCTAGTTACTTACAAACTAAGTATAATGTACGTATAAACTCGAGGGATGATTTTGACTTACTTACCAGTATACAACATATAGGGGAATCTATCATAAAACATAGGTACCCACAAGTTTCACAAATGAACCCCATGAATGTCATTGATGTCATTAAACCAAAGTTGTTTAATCACCCTGATCTTAGTACCCCCCATAAAGATCTTAGATTTTTTATCTGTGGTTGTGAAGTAAATCTTAGTATGATGCCTTTTTATAAACAAATACTGTGGGACATCACCTACCATTTAAACATATCCAGAAACTTTTTAAAGAATAAACCTTGGAAACAGTCAGAAGTAATGACCCAGGAGTTAGCTTACCAAAGGGAGTTAGTAGAAGCCTTCATCCTTTTCATTGGTTACTTAGGTACTATGCAATGTATACCTCAACAAATATATTTCTTATACTTTAAGAAAAATAAGATTAATGAATTTAGAATTAAATCAAAATATTAAACATTATGCAAAATTATCTAAGTTTATTACAAGAGATTGTAGATGAGGGTGAATGGAAAGAACCTGCTAGAGAAGGGATGCCCAGAACTAAAGAATTATTTAATAGGACTTTAAGGTTTGACTTACAAAAAGGCTTTCCTTTGTTAACCACTAAGAAAATGTTCTTTAAAGGCATTTTAATAGAATTGTTATGGTTTTTGAAAGGAGATACCAACATAAAATATCTTTTAGAACATGGCGTTCATATATGGGATAGTGACTGTTACAAATTACAGGTTAGAAAAGGGTATAAAGGTACTCAGTGTGAAATGGTTGAAGAAATCCTAAATGGCAATACGAAATTAGGTGAATGTGGTAATATATATGGTAAACAATGGAGAGACTATGGGGGATTAGACAAGAATGGGGTTTTAAATCTCAACTTAGGTGTAGACCAAATAAAAAACCTAATTTATAACATTAACACTAACCCAAATTCAAGATATCACTTAGTAACCAGTTGGAATCCCATAGATTTTATCCAAAATGCCTCAGAAGTGGCTTTACCAGCTTGCCATATATTATTCCAATGCAATATTAGACAAGGTAAATATTTGGATTTGGCCATACTACAAAGAAGTTGTGATACCTTCTTAGGTGTCCCTTTTAATATTGCTTCTTATGCAATTCTAATCCACATATTGGCTTATTCTACTGGATATTTGCCAGGTGAACTGATATGGACTGGTAATTCGGTCCATATTTATGAAAATCATTTAGAGGCTATATCTACTCAACTGAATAGGACCCCTTTAAGATTACCAACCTTGAAATATGAACCCGATGGCCCAAGGTTTTTATCTGATTTAAACCCATCAGATTTTCATCTATTATTTTATAACCCTCATCCTGCCATTAAAGCACCTTTAAGCGTAGGAGTATAAAACACATATTTTTATGATTATAAAAAACAAAAATAAAACCCAAAGTCTCGGGGTTGATAACAAAAAAACTTCGGAGGTTAAAAAACCTTCAGAAGTTAAAAAACCTAAAAATAAAAAAAATACAGAGACTTTAATTTTAGGGAATCAGTTTATATTTGAGGATATGGTTACAGCTTGGGAAAACCTTATTAAAATGTTTATTCTCCAAAAGCCAGAACTATTTGAAAATCACCACGGGGCTGTAATAACTAATTCTATCTATACCAATGACCTAACTCTGTTTATAAATTCACCTAACTTTAAAGATGAATTTGACTTTGGTAAGTACTTTAACTATTCCCAAACAAAATGGACTAGTCTACTAAACAATTACACTGATTTAGATAAGTTAGATGAAGTAAAACTTCAGATAAGAGAATTAGAAGAAGATATCACAAAAAATAGGAACTATAATATAGGGTTCCAATTTACAGATGTACATGGTAATGGTAAAGGTTGTTTATTATCGGGGATATTTTCAAGATGTTATTATATTGAAAGACCAAATTTAACCATCAATATAAGAGCTTCAGAAATAGTAACCAGACTACCATTTGACCTTTTATTCTTTTCAAGGTTTGGTGAGTATGTATATGGTCATACTAATTTTACGGTAACCTTAAATATCAAACAGGCTTTTGCAGATGACTCAGTTATATTAATGTATAATAACTATGAACCCATACGAGAGGTATTTGATAATGCTAAGAATATCAATGAAGATAGGAAAAAGAATTTATTAAATAGGCTAGATGATATTCTCACAGGAGATATCACGAAGTTTACTACTTATCAAGCTTATCTAAGGGTTTTAAAAGTGTTAAGGCCAGATATATACCCTGAAACCAAAAACCTTCTAGCAAAAGATTGTATAATTGGTAACTGGGATGGTATACCATTACCTACGCCTTGCCCTTCTATCATTGATAGAAATAGGTTAAAAGATATATGGTTAAACCAATTTAATAAATATGGGTTTGATTTAACGAAATTAAACAAACCCAAAAAAGATAAAAAAAGAAAGGTGGTGAAAATCTAATGCCCTTAGAATATCACAACTTTTTAGAGGCTTGGGAAGGTATCAATGAATCATTTCTTGATACCTCTCTTTCTCTATTAAAAGAATTCAATGGTGTAAGACACGCCCGAGCTTTATATCTATATAATGTATCAATCCAAGTAAATAACCCCGTTCTAGACCCCGAATTTGATTTTGGTAGAAAATTTAATTACACTAAACAAAAATGGAATATGCTAATGGGCAACTACATTAATATGGTTGAACTTAAAGAATTAAAATCAGAATTAAAACAACACCTTAATGATAGAAAGCCTTATAACATTAGTTATAATTTCCCTAATACTCATAAGCACGGTAAAAAATGTTTGTTAGCATTAATAATAACTAAAAGGTATGGAGATGTTACACCTTACATAACTATGTATTTAAGGTCTTCTGAAGTAACCAAAAGATTATCAGTGGATTTTTTACTTATGCAAAGGATTGGAGAATACCTTTTTGATGGTCAACCTTTTAAAGCTTTATTAAACATAAATCAATTATTCAATGATGATACAGTATTATTAATGTATGGTGCCCATAAAGATATTAGGCATATCCTAAAGAAGGGAAAGAATGAATACTGTAATATTTTATATAAAAGATTAAAAGAAATGCTAGAGGGGGAGGAAAAACAATTTAAAAAATATAAGGTACATTGGAGAGCTTTTAAAGTTTTAAGGCCAGATTTGTATAAATACCCTAAAACACTAGCTAAAGAGTGTAAATTACCTCTTGAGAAGTAAGAATTCTATTAATTAATAATAATAACAAAAAAACTATGAGAATTTATTCAAATGCTTACCAGTTAATGAGTGAAACTGGGAGAAACTTAATTGAAATGGGTTGTATAAATCGCCCAAAGTCATATCAAAATAAAATAATTGAAGGAGATGAAAACTTCATTACTAAAGAATTGATATGCGAGCAATATTGTTTAACCTCAATGGATAGTGAGGAGGCACTATTTGCATTTGACCCTAACAGTAAACCTTGGGTAGAATCAGAAATTAAAGAAAGGTTAGATAATACTAAATCTATAAACCCAGGTGAAGCTTGGAAAATAAGGCCTGATTTATGGGAACAATTCCTAAATCAAAAGGGTGAATTTGATTATACCTATAATCATCGAATATGGTATAACAATAACCTACAAATAATTATAGATGAACTTAAAAGAAACCCAGACACTAGACAGGCCATATTACCAATTTTTAATACTAATGACCCTTCATTCATAGGGGGTTTAGGTAGAATACCTTGTTCAGTGTATTATAATTTTTTAATACGTGAAAATGTACAAGGGGAAAGACAAGTTAACATCTGTTATCATCAACGTAGTTCTGATTTCGTTACTCATTTTGGTAATGATGTATGGTTAGCTTGGAAATTAATGGAATATGTAGCTGAACAAGTAGGGGTAAAACCTGGGTATTTATACCATACTATAGATTCATTACATACCTATAAAAAAGATTGGGATACACTTAAAACACCCATAAATGAATATCTAACAAAAAACAATGGATAATGAAAACTAGGTACCATATAATTACAAATAAGGCACAATTAAAAAGACTGATAAAATCTTGTAAAGAGGTAGGTGTTGCTTGTGTAGATTTTGAAACTACTGGTACCGCCATTTTTAAAAACAGTTTTACTCCTACTATTTTATCCGTAACTTTTCAAGCAGGGTCAAGTATTGTAATACCTTTAAACCATCCTGATTCTCCTTTAAAGGATGATTGGCTAAGGTATTTAAAATACTTTGGTAGACAAGTAATTGAAAACCCAAATATTACTAAGCTGGCTTGGAATTGGAAATTTGATAATAAAATATTTCAAAGGTATGGGATTTATAGTAGGGGTACTGTTATAGATGGTATGTTAGCTAAATATTTATTGAATGAGGAAAGACCCCACGGTTTAAAGCCTATGGTAGTAAGATATTTACCACAATTCGCAGACTATCAAAAAGCGGATAATTTTGATAAAATACCTTGGGATAAGAAACCTTTTGGACCTTTAACTCAGTATGCTGCTATAGATACTGATAGTACTTTTAGACTAACAACATTCTTTGAAAAGAAACTAATAGATTTAGGGATGTATAATTTATATCGTAATTTAATCATGCCAGCTTCTATGACTTTACAACAGGTAGAATATAAGGGACTCAACTTCGACTCATCACTAAATTTAGAATTACAGGCTAAATATACTAAACTAATCCAAGATACTAATAATAAACTACGAAGCATACCTAAATTTAAAAAATATGAGATACAAAGGTTACAGAATAAAAAACAAACCTATATTGAGGATATAGAGATTGAAATAAGGGAATTGCAAAATAAAAAGCCAAAAAACTATCAGAAACTTATACAAGCTAGAGAAGCTAAAATAACCAATGTTTTATCTGGAAATTATACTAACAAAGAACAAAGGGCTTTAGTAGAACCATTTAATTTTGGTTCAATAAAACAAATAGTGGACTTATTCTATTATTCACCTGTAGGTTTACAACTCCCTGTAATTGCTTATACTAAAGATCAAAAAACTGGCAAACCATCATCTAACCCTTCTACAGCTGAAGAAACTTTATTAAAACTAGTAGAACATGATAAATATGGGTTTATCAATACTTTATTAGAACTACGAGGATATGAACATACTTATAGTACTTTTATTAAGGGGTATACAGACCTTATACAAGATGATGGTAAAATTCACCCATCTTTTAATATCCATACGACAGTTACGGGTAGGTTAAGTTCTTCTGACCCAAATGCACAACAAATACCTAAAAAAGAAGTAAACCCCGACATAAAGAAGCAATTTATTACCCCTCCGGGTATGTTATTCTTAGCCTATGACTATTCACAGGCAGAATTAAGGGTAATGGCACATTTATCAGGGGACGAAACTTTATTAAAGGCTTTTGCTACTGGGCAAGACCCCCATTTAGCTATTGCTTGCCAAAAATATGGTGAAAAATATGAAGATATATGGCCTATATATAATGACGAAACCCATACTAGATATAAAGAATGGAAGGTAAAGAGAAAACAAGCTAAACAAATTGTATTTGGTTGTATATATGGTATTGAAGCATTAAAACTATCCCAACAGTTATCCGATATTAAAACTGGTCTAATTGTAACTAAAGAAGAAGCTCAAAAATTCTTAGATGATTTCTTTATCGACCATCCTAAAGTTAAGAAGTTTATGGATAAGCAAGGTAAAAAGATGATTAAACACGGGTATGTTACAACTTTATTTGGGAGAAAAAGAAGATGTCCAAATGTTTATTCAGAAAATTATGGTCAATACTTAGAAGCAATCAGACAATCAGTAAATGCTCCTTGTCAATCAGTAGGTTCAGATATGGCCTTATTTGCAAGTATATTGATATACTTTAAAATGTGTAAAGGAGAACTACCATACTTACCAGAAGTCTCTACTGTACATGACTCAGTTTATAACTATGCTTTACCTGAATTCATTAACCCTTGGACGGTATATCAATTATATAAAATATGTATGAACCCCGATACTAAGACTTACTTCGGCTTTCATATACATGATGTAAATATGGATATGGATTTTTCAGTTGGTAGAAATATGATTGAAGAATACCCTTATACTCCTGGCTATGATTATCGTAAAATGTTATCACCAGATTTTTCTGATGAAGAATATTTTAAAGAGCATAATAAAAATAAAGATATTCCAATTTTGGATTACCCTAAAGAATTTCCAGAATACTTTACAAAGGAATTTGAAAAGAATTTTAAAAGTTTCTGGAGTAAGAAGTTTAATCACCTAAACTTAAACTAACTATGGATAATATAAATGCTGTTAAAAACGACGAACTAGTATTATTTTATAAAGGTAAGAAGATAACGATAAATATCTCTATGGAACTAGCCATAGACGAAAACGTAATAAATACCCAACTAAAAAGAAGTCCTTCAAATTATGCTTTTCTTTGCTTAATGAGAGATAAATATATCTATAAAAGGGATAAACTTGCAAAAGTGAAAGAGGATACCTTTGCTACCAGTTGGATATTCTACAAAGAATCTGGTAATATAAATAATGACCTTGCAGATAAGAAAGCAACTATTCATCCCAAATATCAATCTTTATGTGAAAGATATGATAAATTAAATTATAAGGCCAATATGCTTATTTCAATTTGTAGGGCCTATGAATCAAGGGAAAGAATAATGCAAACATTATCAGCTAACATTAGAAAACAACAATAAAAAACATAAAAATATGGATGTAAAATTAGAGTTTTTAACTCATCAGGAATTAAGACAGGTGGTGGCTAAAATTAAAGGGGTCCCATCTGAAAACAGGGTTTTAATTTTAACTCATAAGGGGGAGGTAATGACCCAGTCAGGTATATTATTACCAACCGTGGCAAAAGAGAGTTTACCTAAAAAAGGTATGATAGTTCAACAAGGGGAAATCGGAGATGAGTATAAAGCCTTCAAGTTTATGGAACCTGGTGATATTGTTACTTATGGTATGTATGCAGGAAAGGAAATTGAATTACCTTATTTAGGTTTAGACCCAAATAAATGGCAACTTACTATCCTATCGCTAAATGAGATATTATATATAGAACGATTTTAAAATAAATAAAATGGCAAAATTAAAAGGAAAAACAGGCCTATCCACAAGGGATAAGATGTTAAAGAGGAAGCAAGATCTTGCTTCAAGAGGTAGTAAAGGTGAATTACAATTCATTAAAGAAGGTACTACTAGAATCAGGCTTAAATCACAAGGTGATGATAGTGAATTGGGCTTAGAAATAGTTCAATTTTACTTAGGGGGAGATATCGGGGGTGTTATATCACCAGCAACTTTTGATGAACCTTGTCCATTAATGGAAAAGTACATATCATTAAAAGACTCACGTAAGGAATCAGATAAAAATCTGGCTGCCAAATTAGTTCCAAAAAGAAGATTTATCATTGGGGGTTGTGGTTATAAAGATGAAAAAGGTAAAGAAGCTGACCCAGATAAAATAGATAAAGCTTGGTTAGTTACTCGAAGCATTTACCAAGACATAACAGACCTTTACTTGGATGAAGATGAATGGGGTGATATGACCGATGCTGAAGAAGGTTATGATTTGAAAATAACCAGGTCTGGTAAGGGTATGACAGATACATCTTATTCAGTAACACCTTGCTCTAAAAAACCTTTGCTTAAGGCTTTCTCTAAAAACCCTTATATAGATTTAGAGGCTATTGTAAGAGGTCAGATTAAATCTTATGAGGATATAGAAGAAATTTTAGATACATTCTTATCCTCTGGGGGTGGTTTAGATGACGAGGATGATGATGACACTCCAAAAAAGACAGATACTAAAAGGAAAGATTTTGATAATCTAAAGAAGAAAAAGAAGGTAAAAGGGAGAGACATTTAGACCTCCATATTGATTATATTGTAAGGTCAGTTAATTTTTTAGCTGGCCTTTTTTTATTAAAAACAAAACAAAATGGCAAAATCAAAAACAAAAGTGGGTATCAAAGTCCCCACATTAAATGAAATAACAAAAAGATATGGGCACACTATATCATTACAAGCCACAAAAATAACCGATCATGGTTTATGGTTACCCTTCAGTTTCTTCGCTTTAAATTATCTCACCGGTGGAGGTATACCTTGGGGTAAAATAATTGAAATTGCTGGTGGTGAAAGTTCTGGTAAAACTCTTGCTGCTTTAGATGCTGCAAGGTCAGCTCAAAAATTAGGGGGTCATGTAATATGGGTTGATGCTGAGCAATCTTGGCAAAATTCTTGGGCTGAATTAAATGGTATAGATTTAGAAAAAATAACCATTATAACTGATACCTGTGTAGAAAACATCTCAGATGCTATTGCAGATTTATCCATTTATTGGAGGAGTCAATTAACACATAATGAACCTATACTTTTAGTTGTGGATTCAATTGCTGCTTTGGATACTGTTGAGGCTATCAATGCAAAAATGGTTGATGGTAAAGCTGAAATGGGGAATAGGGCGAAAGCTATCTATAAGATGTTTAGGATAAGGAATGAGTTATTATACAAATTAGGTATAACACAAATATATATAAACCAACTTAGAACTTCTTTAAAGACAGGGTTCGGACAAGACCCAA